CTTTACCTGTACCACTACCAACAATAGTTCCAGTAGCTAGACCAGCAGCTAAAGCAGCCCAAGGACTACCAGTTAGATCCATAGCTTTCTTAGCTGCTTCTTCACTAACAACGGAACCTGTAGCCACAGCAGCAGCCTCAGTAGCACCTCTACGCAGAATCTCTTTAGGTGCTTGTCCCTCAACTTGTTGAGCTATAGGAGATTTCATACCGGGAGCCATTAAACCTGCTACAGCTTCAGCAGCTGTTTGAACTTTTTGCTCCAAACCTTCCTTAGGTGTTGGAAAAGTTTTATTGATAGCTTCCTGTTGTATTTGTGACAGATAAGGAACTCGCTGTTCTGAGCCAGCAGCAGATAGACCTAAGTTAGCTACGCCTGCCAAAGCATCAGCAACTGCATTAGGAATTGTAGACAAACCTTTAACACCAGCACGGGCTGTTAAGCCAATTTGTCTTCCCAGCTCATCAACCATAGATGGCTGAGCAACGGCAGCTACAGGAGCAGCTGATGTCTCACCTAAATGAGCCTTAATTTTTTCTAAAGCTTGCTCATTAGTAAGGCCGTCAGGTAAATCGTAGTGTTGATCTTGATATTGATAAATTGGCATAGTCTTTATTGAAGTTTAATTGGATTAGTTTTAGTTCCCAAAGCTCCTTCACCCGCTGGAGGAATAGACGTACCTTCCTGAGAAAAATCAAACTCATTAAGATGACCTTTAGTATTAGCTTCTTTAGCCATATTTTGATAATACTTAACTTTCTTAGTATTAATCTCTTTAAGTTTCTCAATAAGCTCTTTACGAGCTTGTTGGCTATTGATAAGCTGAGGAATACGTGCTTCAACAAACTTAAGGTCAGCAACAGATACACCACCACCGAGCTTATTATTAAGATCTTGCATAACCAAGTCTTTAGCTTGTTTATCATAAACTTCAGATGATGCAAGTGTTTGAGCCGCAGAGGGACTAAGAAGACCTATAGATGATAGGAATTGACTAGCTCCAATAGCTGTACCTGCCAATGGGCCTGAAATCAATGCACCTTTATTTAGTGCTTCCATGCTAGACAAACGGTTTAAAGAAGATGTTGCTGCTTTAGCTTGTGCTTCAGCCTCTGCCAAAGATTTAGCTTGCAAAGAACCACGCTCTTTAGCAAATGAACTTTCTTGTTGTTGAACAACAGACATTCGGTTAGCACCTGCAATACGCTTCTGAACATCACGATTCTGGAGTTCAGCATTAACTTTAGCAGTTTGTTCAGGCGTATAGCCACCATAAGTAGGTTTAGCACCGTAACCGAGTTCATTTGCAATAGCTACAAACTCAGAAGTAGGTTTAACTTCTTTATCAATAGATACCAGTTCACCTTTACCATTAAGGTAATCTGTTATGCTTTCAGACGTATACTTACCAGTTTTAGCCAATGTAAGTGCTTGCCCAACACTTGACATATCTTGTAGTGTTTTCTTAGCTGTAGTTGTTTTAGACAAAATATCAGCTTCTTTACCACGTGATTCTAAAGCTTGTGTTTCCATTGCTTGAGCACGTTGCATCAATTGAAAAGCTGACTCAGGGTCTGTAGCTTGCAAAGCATTAGCCATATCACGCAAGCCTTGAGCTGTGTTAGTATTATATTGACTTGCAAGTTGACGCAAACGAGTTGCACGTTGGATAGCTGGATCTTGAACTTCAACTCCAAAGGCTCCAGCTAAGCCACGACCAAGAGCTGCACCGCCCTTGTAGCCCATCATGCTAAGTTGCTGATCTGGAGTCAATCCTGCAAACTGTACAGCTTTCTGCTCCATAAGAGCATTCTGCATCTCTTCAGGTGTACCTAAACCACCAAATAAACTAGGTTGTGGTGTTGCCATTATGTCTCCTTAACCTGCCAAACCTTTGATGAGCTGTGCAATAGGATCTGTTAATCCTGCCACAGTTGACTGCAATGCTGCACGTTGAGCTGCATTGGCTGTTGCTTGTCCTGCTGCATATTGGTTCGCTGCAGCCTGAGCTTGAGCTGCACCTGCTGAACCTAAGCCTTGACCCAATGTCAAAGCATTCTGACCTAAGTTCTCAATATTAGTAGCACCTTGTACATAAGCAGTATAAGGAGACAAAGCTTGTGTCTGCAGTCCATAACCTTGACCTGCTAAATTCAAACCACCAGTCATCAAACCTTGACCAAACTGAACCTGTTGTTGACCAGCTTGCTGAGCCTGAGCAGCCAGTAAAGCATCTTGCTGAGCTTGAGCATTGTAGTATGCAGCCATCTGAGGATTAGTAGCTTGCAAGCCGGAAGCACCTGTAGTATATCCTACTGTAGTGCCTCCAGTAGCTAGACCTAAACGACCTTGCTGTTGCTGCATATTAGTCAGGTTAGCCAGTTGCTGTTCACGACCGGGAGCTAACAGTTGTTGCTGCTGAGTTAAATAGTTCTGAGCAACTTGTTGTGGAGACTGACCTACATACTGAGCACCCAAGTTAAACAAACCTGCAGCTTGAGCATTAACATTAGGCTGGAAAGCTTGTACTTGCTGAGCACTACCTAAAGCAGTGCCAGCCAAGCCCATCAAACCTTCACGAGCTGCTGCAACATCTGGAGCTACTTGATAGCCAGCACCGATGAGTTGACCAGTTGTAGGGTCATAGTTAAAACCTGACTTACCAAAGCGAGTGGTAACACCTACAGGTCTGAATTGAGCCATCTGTGCAGCTTGTTGAGCTGACTGAGTGGCTGCGTTAGCTGCTTGGTTAGCTGCGTAGTTAGTGCCTAAAGCACCTATACCACTAGACAGTAAACCTGTCCAATCAAAAGTATCAGCCATATTAGTATGAACCTCCGTCAAGTGTTCCTGTGAATGAGCCTGACATGGTAATATCTACAGCTGTCAGTGTTCCTGTAAAAGATGGATTAGCTTTATCAGATTTAGAGTTAACTGCTGACTGAATAGCATTAAACTCAGTATCAATTTCAGTGCCTTTAACTAGCTTACTAGGGTTTCCTGAAGCTAAGGAGTCTTTGACTGCAAAGTCAGTACTCTTTGTGTAATTAGACATTATCGTGTCCTTCCTGCTTTAATGTAGCAATCAAGTTTCTGTAGAGATATTTCAAAGTCATTAATATCAGTTTCTAATCCAAGTTGTATCACGTTACCTGAACCACTTGCATGAATCTTTTTATTGTCGTAAACAACACCAGCTGTATATTGACCAATGTTATATTGAGCTATACCATATTCAGATACTGATACATCACCTAGTTGAATAACTCTGGATACATAACTAGGACTGAAATCAAAGCCATACTTAACAATAATATCAGCACCGTTACCACCTACAAAGGTCATGTTAACCTTCTTAAGAATCTTCAATGCTGTTGGGGATCCAAAGTCAAAGTAATTAGTGTAGTATTTTAACCGATAAGTATCCGTATTGTCAAGTGATCCTGTATATTTTCCAATATAACTTTCTTTTCCGAGCAATAAATCTTTATTACGTGTGTAAAAGAAAGCTGTAGGAGTGATATTATTCCACGTTGTAGTCCTTGCAGAACCGTTTGGAAGCTGTGTACGCATATCAAAGCAATAGACAGTATTAGATGCTGGCAAAGATAACAGATAGAAAGCATCCTTATCTGAGTATACTGACTTAATATTAGTTGCAGTTTCACTTTGCAAGTCATCAAGCAAGTCATCCTTAACATTCAAGCTTAACTCACGCATCGGAGCTGACTTCTCTTGAATGGTACGCATGAGTGAGCGAACACCTGTATCTGATAAGAATACAATGTCGCTACCTGTCTTAGCTACTGAGTCCCTAGCAAAGCATCCAATACCTGTAATAGCATCAGATAGTGTTAAGTTATTAGGATCTGTAGCATTGGCATAGATAAGAATCTGTCTACGACCAAAGATAATTAAGAAGTTATTATGAGCAGCTAGAGCAATAATCTCATCAGCACCTGCAGGCCACACCTGAGATACATCCAAAGTACCTGATGTACCTGTATTCAAGACATGACCAGCTAATAGGTCTGAGAACTGAATAATACTCTTATTGGTTGCGTTATTAGCACTCCATGTACGACCATAAGCACTGATAACACAGTTGTTACTTTGTACAGTTCCTAAGTAGCCAGTCTTCTCAGAGATACGCTTGTATGTAGTTGCACTGGTCGCAGGATCGAACACCAGAGGATCATGTCCAGCCTGATACAGGAAGATACAACCATTCAAAGGAGCCATCTGCCAGTTATCAGCTGTAATGGTAGGAGCTGTACCGCCACCTCCGTAGGTCAGCTCACTAAGTGTAGTTCCTACTAACTTGAATAACTTATTGTGTCCTGTAGCTATGATGTATGAGTTACCAGCATTATCAATCAACTCACCAATACACTTAACATTATAACCTGTTAATGCTGCCAAAGATGAGTGAGCTGGAGACCATCCCTTACGAGCACCAATACGACCAAACTTATCAATAATACAGTTAGTAGCTACAGTGGCGTAACCATTCTCAAGATTAACTGAAGAATCTTGTAAGTTCAAGCCCATGAATCCCGGAGCTTGAATTGTAGTGGTTAATAGTTGTTCTGACATTTAAACAGCATCCCAAGACATCTCTTCTTCATAGTGATTACGCTCAATAGCAATAGCATCTGCCAAAGCTAGTCGGTACATCTGGTAAGCCTCAGAAGACAGCAAACCTGAGTCTTCACCTCGCTCAGCAATAGCTTTAGAGTGAGCTAACATACCTACCAAGTGAGAAGGAACCAATATACGGTCATTATCATTAACTAGGTCAGGTTGAGGGATGACCATGTTAAAGCGAAGTGTATAAGCACCATCAGGAATTGGATACAAGTCAACCTGAGTGTCACCGTTGCTGTCTACACCATTGAAGTTGTAGTACATAGGTGAGTTTTTCTGTTGAGTTGTCAACATAAACTGATTATCCATCCATGTTGTAGGAGCATAACGCATTGGATACAACTTAGTAGTATTCAATACATCAATTACTCTAAAGCGAGTCTGAGAACCTACTAAGACATAGTTGAAGATGTCAGCAGTTGTTGAAGCTGTTAATGTCTGAGTTAAAGCATTCCAATCATAAGCATCCTCAACATCTCGCTTAGCATCATTAACAAACACACCAATCATTGCTGAGTAGTCAGTGTCTGTAACTGAGGATACAACAGGCTCACGCAAGCGTCTGAGCACATTGTTCACAACGTCTAAATACGTAGCCATTTATATATCCTTTACTTACTTGTTTTCTTTTTAGCCTTATTTGCCTCACTCATGGCAATTGCAATAGCTTGTTTACGAGACTTCACTACAGGGCCACCTTTACCGCTATGCAGAGTACCTTCTTTGTACTCGTGCATAACTTTACCCATCTTTTTCATGCCTTTGGTAGGTTGTTTCATATTCTTATTTAACTCCATGAAATTTATTGTCTATAGCTAAATAAATAGCTCCAAAGAAAGCACCTATGATAATGATAGGTTTAACAGCTTTAGCGATCCACTCAAGGACTGTAAAGGCTCCTGCTGCTGCATTGAAAGCTTTTACAACCTCTTGAGTGTTCTTTTCTATGTTATCTACTTTGGACTCTACAGCCAGTAGACGCTCATAGATATGTTCATGAGTAACATTTTCAGTAGCCATTATGCTGACCAAGGTGTCCCAGAAGCTGTAACTGGATTCTTCTGCGCTTCAATCTTAGCCGCCAAAGCCGCTTCAGTCGCAGTCTTGTCAACACCATTAGCCCACACCCAACCCAAAACTGTTTCTTGTGTCAGTTGGTCATAAGGTGTGTTGACTGTGCCATCTGCCCATGAGCAAGTGCTGTAAATAGATGCTGTGTGTTCACCATCTACTGCTGTGGCTTGCCAATGTGCTGTGCGAACAAATCCTGTGGCGACATCTCTGTCTAGGGTGCTTATAGTCCATTGTGTAGTCATGTTGTTTCCTTTAAAGATTATGGGTGTGATGCTTTTAATTCAAAAGTCCAACCTTTGTACGGCTTTCCTTCTCGAATTGCCTTATCTACACAAGTTTGACTAAATCCCATTTGTTTCTTTTGCCTAGTTCCAGCAACAAAAACTGTTTCACCTGTTTGCATATTTGTAGCAATTACAGGTTTTACTTTTGGATTTTCTGAACCAAATTTTGGCTTGTTTTTGGCAACATTACCAAGAACTGCATAAGAATGTAAACCATTTTCAGACGCTGTAACCCATTCTAAATTTTCAAGTCTATTGTCTGTTTTTATTCCATTCTTATGATTAACTTGGGGTTTGTTTGATTCGTTTGGAATAAACGCCCTTGCTATCAATCTATGAACATTATGATTTGACTTCACATTGTCTACGCAAAATGTAACAAGCAAATAACCACTACCACCTTTGCATAATTTCAATATTTTTGATTGAATCTTTCGTAAACCATTGTTGTGAGCATTATTGGCATATCGCTCAATTGAACGTACATTGCCAAAATTACTCACCTCATAGTGAGTTTCATATCCTGCACATGGATGCCAGATTTCTGTCATTTTGCTTCCAATGCTGAAATACGAGTTTCAAGGCTTTTAATTAAACCATGAGCCTCTTGCAAAGCCGCAGTTAATGTAGCAACCAAGAATGATGTGTCAATGCCTTGATACTTAGGATTGCCATCTTCATCTACAGCATCTTTTTCGCCTACTACTGCTTGTGGGCAAACCTCTGCCAATTCGTGAGCAATAAAGCCTTCGCCATCAGAGCCGTCAGCGTTCCACTTGTATGTGCAAGGCTTAAGCAATGCTACCTTTGCCAATGCGCCTGTCATTGGCTCAATGGTATTTTTCAATCGATAGTCAGAAGATGTTGCGTAAGTAGTTGCTGATTCTGTGCAAACAATACTTCCAACTTCTGTGCCACTTGAGTTGTAATACCTCATAGCACCCATGTTGTTTGTATTGCTCTTTTGAAAAGCAATACCGATAACAGAGCCACCATCAAATTTAGAGCAAATTACTCCTAGATTGTTAGGTGCTGTTCCAAAAATAGTTCTACCGCTAGTGTCAATTGTTAAATAATCGCTAGTTCCGGGTGAATCAGAACCTGAAATTTTAAATTTATCAGAATCAGAATTATCAACACCAACACACCAATTCAATACACCGCTAATTGTGTAAGTGGTTTTTGGGTCGCCACCACTTGCGCCTGTGGTTGAAATATCAAGTCGTGTGTTTGCACTTGAACTAGAACTATTGCCATTTCCAAAATTTACATTGACGCCTGTTGATGCCGATGGAACTGCGTTAATTACATTGTATGAACCAGTAATTGCAGAAACATTGTAATAAATACCATTGTCACCAGAAGCGGCAGTTCCGCCAATTCCAATTCCTACAGTATTGGATGTTCCATTTACTTGCAATTTATATGATGGCGAACTTGTACCAATACCCAACCCTGTTGAGGTGAGGCGCATGGATTCAGTAATGAAATCAGGATCAGAACCAGAACCAACCGCCCAAACCATTGGCCCACTATTAGCAGAAACCATACGCATACCGCCAGAACGATTTGAATAAATGTTAAGTTGATTGGCGCTTATTTGCTGATATGAAAATGTATTTCCAGAACCGAAAAATGCGCCAACACTTGAGGACGCAGAGCCATCATAGGTTTTAAGAACAATTCCAGCCGTTGGATATGAACCGCTAGAAGCAGTATTTTCAAGGACAAATTGTGTCTGATCGGTTGATAAATTTGCGGTAACTTTTAGTAATTTGCTACCATCAAAAGTAAGCGCAGAGCCACTTGTCAGAACCTTTGAACCATTGAGATAGGTTACTCCGTTGGCTGTGCCGTAGGACAAAGTTTCGCTTGTACTGACAGTTGTTGTTGTAAACGCACCTGTAGAGGCTGTAGTAGCTCCGATAGTAGTTCCATTAATAGAGCCACCTGTAATAGCTACAGCGTTAGCTTCTTGATTACCTAAACCACCTACAAGCTTAACGACACTACCGCCTGAGTCTTTGGTGTACAGTTTCTTATCTGTAACGTTAACAGCCAACTCACCTTGTGTCAGTGAGGCAGCTAAAGGCACAGATGAGGCTGTGCTGCTGTTCTTTGTAATAAGTGTAGCCATAATTAAAATGTGCCTCCGTTAATTGTACTTGTCCATGATGTATCGTAGTCAGTGCTTGAATTTTTCAATAAGAACTGACCTGTAGTTCCTCCAGAGGCAACCCCCGGCCCTGTCGCTCCTGTAGCCCCTGTTGCGCCTGTAGCTCCAGTATCTCCACGTGGAATAGTGAAGTTAAATGTTGCAGCACTTGAAGTACCTGAGTTAGTAACCGATGCTGAAGATCCTGCAGCACCCGTTGTAGTAGTTCCCACAGCAACTGTCGCTGCAGTTCCAGTAGCTCCTGTAGCTCCGGTGGCTCCTGTAGCACCTGTATCGCCACGAGGGATGGTAAAGTTCAACGTAGCAGCTGAAGATGTACCTGAATTAGTTACACTTGCTGAACTTCCAGCTGCACCTGTAGTAGTTGTTCCTACAGCCACAGTAGCTGCAGTGCCTGTTGCACCTGTACTACCTGTGTCACCTTTAGGAATTGCAAAGTTGAATACTGCAGCACTGGATGTACCTGCATTTGTAACACTTACTGAGCTACCTGCAGCGCCTGTAGAAACTGTACCTACAGCAATTGTTGCAGCGTCGCCAGTATCGCCTTTATCACCCTTAGCTCCTGTAGCTCCTGTAGCGCCTACGTCACCACGGGGAATTGCAAAGTTAAGGACAGCTGCTGAAGATGTACCAGCATTGGTCACTGAAGCTGATGAACCTGCAGCACCTGTGGTGGTAGTGCCTACAGTAACCGATGCAGCTGCACCAGCTGCTCCAGTGGCTCCTGTACTTCCAGTGGCTCCTGTGTTTCCACGAGGAATACCAAAGGTAATTAGAGGTGTAGCTGAATCGTATGTAACTGTTGCACTAGAACCAGCTGATAATGTACTTACATCAACTTGAAGGTCATCGCCAAAGTTAAGTGTAGCATCTCTAGCTGCTTCAGCGGCTGCTTGAGCTGCCTGTGCAGCTGTCTTAGCTGTCTGAGCATTAGAGTTAGCTGTGGATGCTGTACTTGCTGAGCCTGATGCAGAAGTTGCTGAGTTAGCTGCTGCTGTAGCTGAACTAGCTGCTGAGGTGGCTGACGCTGTAGCCTCGTTAGCCTTTTGAGTGGCAATTACAGCTTGACTACTGGCATCATTTGTAGCATCCCCAGAACCTCCGGGGCCACGATAAATAGACATTGTTATTATCCTTTATAAGCAGCTAATACTTCGTCTAATGTAAGACCAGCTTTAGGAGCAAACATACTATAAGCAGCTTGAACGTCAGCAGGACTTACACCATACTGTTTCATTTGAGCTACAGCCTCAGATGGACTGATACCAGATTGAGCTGCATTGGCAATATTCTTGTAGTATTGGTCAAGACCTATATCGTGAACAATTGCATACTCTTTAGCTGCTGAAGCATTCTTCTCTGTCAAAGCACGAGCTATATCTTCATCAGATACGTTGTATTTAGCTTGTTCAGCTTGAATCTGTGCATTGGTAGCTGCTGGGTTCTTATTAATCCAATCAAGGATATTGGTGTTAATATCTGCCAATCCCATATCATGTGTCAGAGCATACTTCGTAGCATCTGAGAAGGTAGACTGACCTAAAGCAGTTTGTACATCAACATCACTGATACCATACTTAGCCTTTTCAGCCTTAATCTGAGATGCTGTAGCGTTAGGGTTATCCAATATCCACTGATTGATATTATTGAGATACTGCATAGGTGTCATACCGCCTTGATTAGTAGCCCACTGATAACCTGTAGAACCTAGATTAACTACTGGTGTCTGTTGCTGTTGTTGCTTAGGAATAACTGGTGTAGGTATAACTGTATTGCCACCTGACATCATACCACCGCCAACATTGCCACCTGAGCCATACCAAGATGCTAGGTTAGACACCACATCACGAGGTACGCCGGGCATAATCT